GACTCTCGAAGGACTAAAGATATCATGACAGTTAAAAAGAAAGCACCAGCTAAAAAGAAAGCACCAGTTGTAGAGATAGTACCGCCAGAGAAGAAGCCGCTATACAAGTCTTTGACAATCCAATCAGCATGCCTGCTGGCTGTACTTATTATTGTTCGTGCGTATGCACCGGAGCACCTTAGCGATGAACTCTTTCAAACCTTACTTGCTGTGTTTGGCCTGGGTAGCACGATTGGCTTACGACGCGCACTGCCAGTTGTTATGCTGTGTTTACTGCCGATTGGCGCAGTTCATTGCGGGCCGTCCATTTGCGAAAAAACAACGATAGCTATTACAGACCACCCAACAAAGAAATCGCCACCAGCTGGGACTGTTACTGTGAAGTGTGACGGCAAAGAGAAAGCAGTCATCCACTCTGACAAGGTAAACAAATGAGCGACAACGATATAGCAAAACAAATCGTTGGCTTGCTCATTGATTCAACCCAGAAGGAAGCAAAGAAACACTTGCCTGATTTTATCCAAGACAATTGGATAGCAGGGTTTACAAACATTATAGAGGCTGGCCTGTATCACGCTTGGATATCCATTGTCGAAGGGCAGGTTATCCACATAAAGACAAGCGTTGTTGATATCATTGACGAAAGAACAGGAGGAGATGATGCCTAACGTAGGAGGTAAAAGCTACCCTTACACTAAAGCAGGTATGAAAGCAGCTGCCTTAGCTAAGAAAAAAAAGAAGCTCGGAAAGGGCGCCGCTCGAGCTGCTGCTGCCGCCGGGTTGGCAAAGAAGATGGGTAAGAAAACCTAAGTTTATCATTTCTTCTTGACAGTCGTTTTCGACCGTGTTGATCTGACTGCCATGAACATCGTAAGAGTACTAAGAGAGGCTGGATACTCAGCCATTTCCAAGGTAACGGGGACGAGTCCTATAAGGAATCTTCCCTGCCCTGTCGTCCCACACAAGAACCAGACATCAATGACTGGTCCCGCCATGATATATCCACCGGGGTGCGACGGGCCAGATGACCCAGGGACCCTAACTTGCCGCAACTGCGACCAGAGCTGGAGCACAATACAGCTGGCAAGGGAGCTGGCCGTCACTGACGAGGTGCTTGAAGGAAGGGAGCGATACATCCCCCCAAGGAAGGTCGCAGTGCAGCGGAAGAAGTCAGCATCTGTTGTTGAACCTATAGACATACAAGACACGTGGATAAAGGCACAGGCAACGGCACCCCAGTCGAGACTTGCCTTTGAATACTTCAAGCGCAGATGGCACAGCAACGAGCTGGCCGATGCTGCAACACAATTCATTGGGTGGACCAGCGGCTTCAGGCAAGACTACTGGCGAAAGAGTAAAGAGCACCTGCTTCTGGTGCCGCTCTACGATGTTCATGGCTCAGTAGTCAGCGGAGTAAGGCGATTTGTCGGGCGCGGCAAAACAAAAGTGAAATCACTTCGCCTTCCGAACGAAGCCGTTGGTCTGCCCTCTGGTTCTAACGTTTGGTTTGGTGATCCACCGCCTGCTGCAGCCAACCTGTGCAAAGGAAAGGTATTGTATATTGCAGAAGGTGAGGTCGATACACTGCTCCTTCTTTGCATGAGAGAGCAAGGCCTTATCGAGGGGGGTATACTTGGATTCCAGGGGGGTGTCGGTGCTGGCTGGTGGGATGCGACAGCTGAACTCCTCGAGGAGCCACCGACATCTGTTGTTATGGTGGTTGATTCCGATGCCGCTGGCGACAGGTACTGGCAAAGGTCAGCACAGGCTTTCCCAAATGCACAGCGGGCGATACTGCCAGACCATGCTGACCTGACTAGTTGCATTCAGAGGTTTGGTGTACAAGAAGGGCTGGCGTCATTGAATGCAGCTGCGCGTTGTCACCAAAGGTTCTATCGGCTGGACAACGGTAAGTTCGCCTACTTGTCGGGAGACATTTGGTACTCTGCCGTTGGGAGGCAGACGCTTACAGCCCGACTCCGGTCGGCAGGCTACGACGCGGACGAGTCGCAGGGTATGGCTCAGTCCTTGCCGCCAGCAAGAGACATTGTCTTTGACCCCAACTCAACTCAACCCGTTGTCTTAGCTCGAGGCAACGTCTGGCTTAATCAATTCAGAGGGCTACCGCTTGAACCAAAGGCCGGTGACTACAGCAAGTACGTCTGGCTATTGCATCGACTGTGTAACGAGAATGAAGATGCATATGAGTACGCATTGGATTGGATTGCCAAGCCTCTGCAGTCCTTATACACAGGCAGGGGTGCCCACAGAAACCTAACTGCATTGATATTTCATGGCGCCCAGGGCTCAGGTAAAGGTTTCTTCTGGGGTCCCAACGGGATGATGAAAGCAATCTACGGTAAGATGCAGACAGAGGTTATGCAGGAGCAGCTTGAAGATAAGTTTGCGCCATCCTCCCTTACACAATCGCTGCTCATTAGCGCGAATGAGGTGGCGTGCTCAGGCTACCGTGACTCAAAGACATTAAACAAACTCAAGGCGTGGATTACTGAGCCAACGATACAGGTAAGGAGAATGAACAGAGCCGGGGAGGAGTTTCCTATATGGTTCAACATGGTTCTTCTTTCAAACGACGACATGCCTATCCGTCTTGAGCCAACAGACAGAAGATACAGCGTGTTCTGCCAAGACAAGAAGCTTGAACCCAAGATGATTGGGGCACTGGTGGAAGAGAAAAATAATGGTTGGCCTGGCGCATCAGCGTTCTTGTATCATTTGCTTGAGCGCAAGGTGGAGCGTGACCTGGCTGTACCGTTCCACAACATAGACAGGGACTGGCTACTTGACGCATCTAAGCCGAGTGAGCAGCAGTTTGCAGAAGCTTTGGGCGAGTTTGGTTTGGAGAGTCTTATGAGGGATTGGGTGGAGGCAGTTGGCGACAAGCGCAAGGGGCCGTTCACCGACGCAAAGGCTGGCTTCATGGGCAGCGCCCACCTTCACGAAGTCTATGAGTTCTGGTGTAGGCAGCACGGGATACACTACCCTGTCCGATGGCCGCAACTAAAGAACGCAATATTGAAATACATCCCAGGCACCAAGCCTCATGGCGGGTTCCCTATTGCGGGGACAAAGAAGAGAGGGATTGTTAGATTACCCATGGGTGGTCAGAAAAATCTGACTATGATTCACGGGTAAATTGCCTATACTGCGGGTGTGACTGATGAACTTATACGCCAACTCATAGACTTTGGTGGGCTCGGCGGCTTTGCCGGGTTCTTGGTGTGGCAATTTCTTCAAATGCAAAAGAGACTTGATACACTGGTTGAAAAGTTTCAAGAGCAGGTGAGAGAGATTAGCGAGGACCATGACACTAGAGTTGAAACGATGCGCGCTCGGTATGATGTTGTAATAGCAGACATCAGGGCAGATTGTAGTGCTACAATCAATAAGCTACAGGATGAAGTAAAGCAAGCGCAACGGGACTTGTTGGCCCGAGAGCGTGAGTCATTGTATAGCTTAAGGACAAGTGACGATGAGTAACTTATTATTTTCTGTGATGATTGCCTGGAGTGCGCTGTATATAATCGCTGAGCTGCAGAAGGATTAGCTAGTCGGTGGTGGTGCTGGCCATTCTGGAGGCAAAGACTCGTGACTGCTCGTTGCATGCCTCTGGTGATTTGAGGTGTTCTTTGAGTGGCTTGTCGCGGTACGTCCCTCGCTCAATTCCTTTTCTTTTTCCCATGATTTGTAAGACCGCCTGCGAACAACTGTCGCAGAGATCTTGAACTCCACTACTTGGTTCATCCTCTATCCTTCCGGGCCACATGCGAATGGAGTACCACCCGTCTGGCATCTTCGCACCCTCGCCTGCATTGTATGTCAATCGTTTGCAGTTGTCGCACTGAAACCTAGTTTCAAGCTGCTGCATTTATTCCTCCCTACTCACCCACCACTCGCCAACGAAATCAAGGAAGTCGTCGAGACTGAGGGTAACTAAAGCATCTTCTCGGTTTGCCCTCGTGATAGCGACAGGGATTTTGCCCTTGCCACAATCATCAGAGGCCTGCTTGTATGCTGCACGAATGTTCGGTCGCTTCATTCGCTTAGCTTCTATCCAAAACACAGGGCAATCAACGTCAGCCATCTCCGCTCCGCGACACTGGAGCCCACGTTTTACCGGGGCCCCAGGCATCGCATCACGAAACAGGTGGACAAGCTCACGTTCAAAGTCTGCGCCTTTCTTCCTGTTGTACTTACCCGATGGCATTAGACAATTATCTGAGGGGCTTTGCTTGCCTCTTCAGCCGTCCTGCACATGATCAACACTGCCTCTGCAGCGCCAGCCATCCAGCAAAGTTCATGAGCAGAAGATGAAAACTGTGCAACCAAATCGACGGGGATAAACCCGTGCTCCTTTATTGCACCCTCCATCTCATCAACCATCTCACGAACATTGCCGAAGCACTGAAGGGTCATAGCCGTTGGGTCAAACACTTCTTCTTTTTTAGAATGGGATGTCATCGTCATTGCCTCCAAAAATCTCAGCAGCATCTCCCGGCGTGTGTGTTGGGTCATCCGATGGGACACCACTCGCATTCCCTATGCCATGAAAGGGGCTTCCCGTCACAAGCAACCGGTCAATGTATATGTTTTCAAAATCATTCTTTGTTTTCTTAGTAACCTCAACCTTCTTATCCAACAAGCTCTCAAGGTTTAGTTCACTAATCTTCTCAGGCAGCTCAACGCCACAGGTTGCAAGGTCCTTCTTTAGAAACACCATGTTCTGAGAACTCTCAAGCATGTTGCGCTTGAATAACCATCGCCCCTCACTGTGTCCGTTCTCCACAATGAGAACCCAGTTCAGGTATGGATTACCTGCCTTGCTTTCCTTGAAAGAAACCCTGTCAATAACACAGACATAACGCCCGTCTGGCACTGGGTCATAGTCTGTACCAGTATCCTTCTTTTCTACAGATGCGCCTGCCCAACTCTCGTCTAGCTTATCCCAATTCAAGTCACCCATTTTTCTTCTCCTTTTTTTCTGGGTTTCTAAATGTAGCCACAAACTTGCCGTAGTCTAGCGATAGGGTTTCTGGCAGTCGGCCTGTCCTATCACCAGCTACCCACTTAGCTGATGGCTTCGTTCTAAGTACCCGTGAACCATCGGGCTCAACATCAGCGAACAAAAGTAAGTCACTCATGCCTTCGACTATAATCCGAGGACCATTAGCCAGGTTCATTGCAAAGGTTTTGTTGGTGCCCGTGCGAGTCTCCTCTTCGACAACCCGAGTGTGGCTAACAAGAACAACACCCATCTTACCTCCGTCCTTTGTGCGGAGAGTACCAAGTTTAGCAAGCACTCTCTTGAACTCGCTCTTCACCATAGCAAAGCCCTTGCCGTAGCTCAGGTCTGATGGGTGGGCAACATTTGATAGGCTGCAAATGTGCTTCTCGCACAAGTCATAAAGTATATCGACTGTGTCTATGACTAGTGTCTGCACATGGAGCGGGTCCCTCGCCAAGGTAGCGCACAGCTTAGTGAAGTTAGGCCAGTCGCTGACCTGAACCTGGTACACCTCAAGAAAATTAAGGCCTGGCTCAGTTGCAGCAAACAACGCATTCGGAAAGTGACTAGCGAATGTGCTCTTGCCTATCTTCGGTTGCCCGTAAATGGTAATGAACTGGTCACCCAGCTCGAGCGAAGTTTTAGTTTTTTGTGTTGGTATTTTCATTTTTCTATTTCCTTTTTTTTAGTTTCTTTCTTAGGTTTCTTCTTCTATTTTTCCAGCGCTTTAGCAGGCGAGCTGAGTTAAGCGCAGGGCAAAGCTCCAGCACCCTTTCAATGCCGAACCTTAGGCGGGCGCCATACGCCCACTGCTTAAATTGTTCTTGAAAGTTCCCGTTGTCGTCGCTGCTAAAGTCCATGCCGTACTTGTCCATCAACGCATTAGGTATCACTGTCAAAGACTTACCCGGTAAACCCAGCACACCTGAAACAGTCTCACCACTCCGCGACCCGAAGCTTATGCCGACCTTCCCGCCCCTCATCTGGCCGAACAACCAGACAAATAGTGGCAGACTTCCTGCCGTTACCTTCCCATGCAGTGAATATATTCTGTACTCACCGTCATCAAACCAGGTTACTGCAACAGCATCCCCTACCCTGTTTGGCTTAAGGTCATCCGGCAAATGGCCTGTTCGCCAAGAGCAGTTGAATGCGACACAGCTGTCTGGCCTCTCCTTGTACACAGAGCAGCCACCATTCCTGACATGTGGACACCAGCAATCCTGCGGGCTTGGCTCAATCAAGTCGTCTATCTCCATGGTGTAGCAACACGAAGTGCAGTCACCACAGTCACGAAAGTTCAGCATGTTGCTTCTCTTTTTTTCTGTAGTGCGCGTCCATAACCAACGGACTCCCACCGCTTTCGCAATAAGGAACAAAGTCACACGGCCTGTTGAACCTGTGACACGAACTCAGCGAACGAGGGAAGACCTGGTTAGAGTGGCTGTGCCACATCTGCCGGAAGATTCCATGGACATCGTTGCCTATAGCCTCCAGCTGGTAAGGTGTGTGAACAATCAACTCACGATGGAGTGCGCCAGGATTATCAGCATACCACTTACGCAAACGACCAAGGAAACTAACATCAGACTCATCATACTCACGGTGCTTTGCATGTAACCTCTTCTGCCCAGTGTCCCTATCGACAACATACTTACGCTTCTCGACTGGCGTGGCACGGAGCCTCTTGATAGTAGGCTTAGAGACAATGTCGTACAGCACACCCTGAACATTAAAGCCCATCTTATTGAGGACCCAGTTATAAATAAGAGACTGCCGCGCATGCCAAAGGCGAGCAAGATAGTTGCCGTCAACACGGCTAGCCGTCTTGGTTTCATATATAATATGACCATCGCCACTCTTAGATATGGCGTCAACCTTACCAGCAACACGGGCATGCTCAACAGGATAGCTAAACACTGCCGATGGGTCACTCAGGTCACCCAATGGAACATCGAACTCCCACTCAACCTCAGAAAAAGACCCAGCTTCACCCCGGTACTTTGAATAGTAAGCCTCAACCATCGCAGTCAGCACGCACATGTCATCATCGCTAAGCTCACCTCGTGAATGAGGCTGGGTAAGTTGCAATCTCATCTCACTTAAGGTACAGTCCTTGGTTTCCCTAAAAACCTCAACGCAATCATGAAACGCTGAACCCATGTAAAGATAGCTGGGGCTGATGACAGGCTCCAACTCCTCAATGTAACTCAGGCGATAGTGCTCAGCACAAGACTGGTACACACCCATGCTACTGCCAGTCATCCTTAGCTCCAGGCCTTGGTCAGACCCGTTGACAGGGCTAGATTCCCTACTCATACCTCACTCCTTTGTTGCTTATCGTCTGGCAACTGGTCAACAAGCCGAAGGAGAGTAGACGCCTCGCGGACCAGGGCATCAGCGATGTCCAGTATTTCTGCTAGTTGTTGTGACATAACAGGTAGGTAAGGATACCTAGATAACCTGTCCTGGATTACTTTCGCTTCGTATGAAATGTCATACGCTAGCTGCTCCAGCTCCTCTTTTCTGGTCAAAAACCTCAACTTCACATTCTCCATTTGTCTTTCCTTTTGTCTTACCTTTTGTAAACATTTCTTCTACGGTCATTCCAAAGTAACGAGAAAGCCACATGGCTAACCCTAACTTCGGGTGTCTTTCGCCTCGCTCATACTGCACAAGGGCAGGGTAGGACACAGAGTGCCCAGCCTCTTGCGCCAGTGCACATAACTGCTCCCGGCTAAGCTTATGTGTTCGACGAAGCTTGGCTAGTTTGCTGTTTGCCTGATTCATATATACTCCCACTCCATAACCGGAGTTCAGTAATAAAACCTGGGTCACCAACAAGCTTATGATAGATAAACTGAACTCCTTTATCGGGCACAAATCTACCTGACTCCCAGCCCTGAACAGCAGTTCTACTATAGCCCATCCATTCAGCCATCTCGGTCTGACTAACCCTGCGGTCAAGCAAATCTTCTAACGAGCGACGGACATGCCGGGCAACTTTTGGGTCCCATGAAAAACTCATAACAATACTCCTAATAAATTATAAACACCTTTGTCAACATGTTTTGATTCAATCTAAATAAATCCACAGAAAAATTATCCAAACCAGAAGGCCCCAGTCTATGTCAATCATCCCTCCCCCATTGCTCAGCCATGGCATCGGCTATGCCTTGGTAGGTTTTGCTTCTAAGCTTCCACCTATCCGCACTGGGTGCGAGCTTATTCTGTCCGCTCGGCGTTTGATTTAACCAGTAACCACAATCAGGTAACTCCAACTCATTCGTTGGCTTGAGCAAAGGTAAACCCTTGAGCCAGAGGCATGTCTTCTTTGACTCAGCATGACCAAACATCCAAGGCTGTATTAT